TCTCCAGGTCGTGCAGGGATCTTCGGCGGTCACGTTCGGACTGGTGTCAGGGACCGGATCGGTCTGCGGAACCAGCACGGCACTCGTAACGCCGGCATTCCTTGGAGTTGCCAGCATCGAGCAGAGCTTTACGCAGACGTTTGGCACGGACTCAGCAGTGCGCGTTCCGCCCGGCAAGGCGCTCTGCCTCTCGCTCAGTGGAGCTCCCACGGGAGCGACGGTCTTTCTGATCTACGCCATTTATTGACGCGGCGTGTAATCTCAAAGCAGGAGAATTCCCAAATGATGCTCTTCGTCGCACTACTCGTCATCCTCGCCATCGGCGCATCACTCGCACGCCTCTCCGTCTTTCTCGCGAGGCCAACTATGACGCCTCGCCGCAATCATCGACGCTGGCGCGAGCTCGCCGGCGCCGCTGCGTGCCTGCTTCTCATTGCGACCCTCATGTGTGGCGCGGCCTCCGCGCAATACTCGCCGCAGTCGAAGGTGTATACCTACACCGGGCTCACTACTTTGCCGGCCCAAAGTTTCACGGCGGCGTCGCAGACCGGGACCGCAGTCACTTTGCTCGGCGCGAACAGCGGCACAGTCTCTCTGGTCGGAACCGCGCTGACCACGGCCACATGGCAGATTACGGGTAGCATCGACGGAACCAATTACTTTCCCCTCAACGTCGCCGCGTACAACGCTTGCACACCAGCCTCATGCACAGTCGCCACATCAACGACCAGTACAGCCAGCGCGCTATATCGCGTCAACCTGTCAGGTCTCCGATACGTGAAATTCCTGACAACCTCGGGAACTTTCACCGGCACAAGCATCAGTCTGCAATTGGCGTATGGAGATTCACGCGGTACCCTCTAAGAGCCCGTCCGCCTCCCTTCTCCGCACAAGGCCCGCTTCGGCGGGCTTTGCTGTTGACGCAGCATGTACTCTCGGAAGTAAGGTAAATGCGCGCAGCTTTCTACACCGTCGAGAAGATCGGCCCCAACCGCGAGACCACGCCGGAAGGCTTCCTGCTATGCAGAGATGTTCCGGTCGCGCGCACTGGAGAGCAGATCTACGGACCAGGCGAAACCCCTCTCGATGTTGGACCCGATAACCGAGTCATCATCATGCGCACGCCGGAGCAAGTCTTCTCTCCGATGACGATGGGATCGGCGAACGGCAAATCTTTCGTCAACGAACACCCCTACTCTGACGATGACGACAAGGCGGACGTAAACCCTGATAACTGGAAAGAACTCACTGATGGCGTAATGCTTTCCCCGCGCCGCGGCGAGGCTCCGGACGACCATCTGTTGCTGGTCGATCTACTCGTTTGCGACCAAAAAGCGATAGGGCTTGTGCAGGGTGGTAAGGTGGAATTGTCTCTAGGGTATGAAGCCGAGTACGTCGAAGATGCACCCGGCCGAGGACGTCAGACGAACATAATCGTCAACCACGTCGCCCTGGTCGAGCAAGGTAGATGCGGCCGCGAGTGCAGAATTCGCGATCACGCAAAAACGAGAGATTCAGCAACACGCGATTGCGGTTGCTCAGGAGGCAAGATGAAGAAGCTCACCGGCTCCAAGTTCAGTTCGGTTCGCGATGCTCTCAGCCGTGTCATGAAAGCCGGCGACGAAGAGAAGCGCAAGGAAGAAGCCGAGAAGGCCGAGGATGCGATCGCTGAGGCGATGGATGCCGAGCGCGAAGAGGGCAAGAAGGAAGCCGAGAAAGACGGCGACTTCATCTCCAAGCAGGTGTTCGACGCGGCGATGAAGGCATGCGATGCGAAGCACGCTGCGCACGATGCAAAGTTCAAGGCGCATGACGAGCGCCTGTCGGAACTCGAAGACGGCGAGACCGAGTCCGAGGCCGACAAGAAGGCCACCGAAGACGCGCTCGAGGAAGAGGCGCCCGAGGGCAAGGGCAAGGATGCGCGCAAGGCGAAGGACTCCGCATACCTCTCCGACAGTCACCAGCAGACCGTTTCGATGGCAGAGATCATCGCGCCTGGCCTGCACATCTCGACCTTCGATTCGAAGTCGGATCCCAAGAAGACGTTCGACGCCATCTGCGGCCTGCGCCGCAAGGCGCTCGGCATCGCCGCAGCCACCACGGACGGCGCGACCCTCATCATGACCCTGCGCGGCGGCAAGCAGCTCACCGCCGACTCTTTGACCACGATGCCCTGCGGCGAGATTCGTTCCTTGTTCCTCGCCACTGGCACCGCGATGAAGAATGCGCGCGCAGCCGATGGCGCCGCTCGCAACGTCGCCTCAGCAACGACCGAGGACAAAAAGCCCGAGGACGTCAACGAGCGCAACCGCAAGTTTTGGAGCCGCTAGCTCTTTTCCGGAATCCGGAAAGCGGTAAGTTGTAGCAGCAATGAAGTTTGGAAGGAGCAGCAGACCATGAATCGTTTCGATACGACCCGGCAGTATCCGCGCAGCCTCGGGCGGCGTAAGGTCCGCGACGCCGCCAGCCCCTACGCCCTCACCTATCGAATGCCGGCCGGCTTCCCGGGCGATGTCTCTCGCTTCCCACGCGCCGTCATCGACCCGTGCCTGGTCGACCCGACCGGAGCGTATGCGCTGCAGCCGGGTATGCCCGTCGTGGTAAACCCCGCCAACAATGGGGTTCGCCCGCTGGTCGCCGGAGACAACGCCCTCACGCGGATTTACGGAATCGTCGTGCGCGTGTTCCCCGAGCAGCAGACCACGGGCGGCATGACTTCGGCGCTCGGCAATTCGTCCATCCCCGGCCCGACCGCTTCGATTCTGCGCTCCGGCTACATCATTGTTCCGATCAACGGGACTCCGGCGAAGGACGGCCAGGTGTTTATCTGGGTCGCCGCAAGTGCCGCGCCCCACGTGCAGGGCGGATGGGAGACCGCAGCTAGCGGCGGCAACACCATCACGCTTCCGCTCTCCGCAGCCGACTTCAACGGCGGCATCGACGGCTCCGGTATCGGCGAGTTGATGTTCAACATCTAGGCCATTCAAAAAGCAGCAGTCAGCCCGGGGCCGGGCGGGCAAGTTGAAATCCCGGCCAACCAAGTTTCAGAGAAGGTGGAGGCAAGGCACCATGATCACATTTGACTCGATCCAGACGGCACTCGCGCAGCAGGGCTACCACCCCGGCGTATTGCTCGGCGGTCACTATCCGACGCGCGACGGCAAGAAGACCGTCGACTCGGCGGGTGCCTTCCTGCACGGCGAGCTCGAGCGCCTCGACATGACGTTGAACCTGCCGATGGTTGACATCGAGTACACGCGCGACGTGGACCTCCGCACGGACGTCACCATCGCCGACGATTACTCGAGCATCACCAACTCGGCGGTTGCTTCGAATGGCGGACTCGGCACGGGCCAGGGCATCGGCAACGGCAAGGCGTGGGTCGGCAAGGACGCGACTCAGATCGCCGGCGTCGGCCTCGACATCTCGAAGACTCCGAACCCGCTGCACCCGTGGGCCATCGAAGTGAAGTACAACGCCTTCGAGTTGGCGTCCGCGGCGAAGGTGGGGCGGCCGGTTGACGAGCAGAAGATCGAGGCGATGGAGTTCAAGCGCCAGATGGACATTGACGAGATGGCCTACATCGGCGATCTCACCCTCAATGTCGGCGGGCTCTACAACTCCGCGCGCGTGACCGCCGTAACGAATCTCCCTGTCGGAGCGGCCGGCTTCTCTCAGTGGATCAACAAGACGCCCGACGAGATCCTGCTGGACTTCAACACGATGCTCACCACGGCCTGGGCCAACACCGGGTACAAGGTGAAGCCCAACCGCATCCTGCTTCCCCCGGTGCAGTTCGGCTACATCGCCACCGCGAAGGTCGCGACTGCCTCTGGCCTCATCTCCATCAAGCGGTACATCGAGGAGAACAACCTCATCACCGCTGGCAGCACGGGCAAGGCGGACGGAGAGCAGCGGCTGATCATCGAGTCCTCGAAGTGGGGCATCGGCTCCGGCGCGGGCGGCACCATCGGCACCCTCGGCACTGTCGATCGCGCGGTCGTCTACACGAAGAACTACAAGTACCTTCGCATGCCGATCACGCAGAGCGGAACGCCGATCCGGACGCCGATTCAGTACGATGGCCTGTACATGAAGTTCTACTACTACATGAAGATGGGCGGCCTGGAGCTCCCGTACCCGAACACGATCTCCTATTGGGACGGCCTCTAAAGCGGCCCGGTCCTTCCATCCAGTGAAACGAGAGGGCGGTTGCCGAGAGGCTTCCGCCCTTTCCCACAACCGAAGAGGAGACAGCGATGTATACAGGCGATGAGAACGGTAACGGCGCGGGCGTTGCTCCGAGCGAAAAGCAGAGGGCGTTCGACGCTTTCATGATGGAGACCAGCGGCGGTCACCATGCGACCGATCTCGACTGGACGCGCGTCGGGCGCGACAAGGACGGATTCCCCGTCGTCAAGGGCTCGCCCGAAGATGTCTCCGCACCCGTGGCGGTGCTTGACGCGGAGAAGGCGAAGACCACAGCCGCCGATCCGAACAAGGTCGGCGCATCCGCCGCGACGGACGCCTCTGGTAATCCCGTGGCTACCTCTGCGACCGCTGTCGGAGCTCTGCGCGGCGCGACGATGGCGGCCATCTCTCCGCGCCAGCAGACGGCACAGCAGGCCGCCGACGAAGCGGAGGACGCGGGCGAAGGCACCACAACGCTCTACTTCCCCCATCGCGTCGTCCTCACGGTCCGGCACGGCCACACAATCGAGTTCCCTGCCGGCCCCAACGCCGTTCCCAACACCCTCGCCGGTCACTACTACCTCAAGGCCAACGGCGCGTCTACGACGCCCCCAGGCCACACCGCAGCCCGCCCAGGCGCAGGGACGCAGGCTGGCGGCAAGGACATGACGCTGGAGCAGGCGAAGGCCCTTGTGGCCAAGCTGGAGGCTCAGCAGGCGGTCGCTCAGGCCGCAGGCGGGCCAAACCCGGGTCCTCAGAAGTAGCCACGCCGCGCCGGAGCGCCGCAGACCCGTACCGCGCGTCAACGATTCGGGCCTCGCACCTATCGGTGTGGGGCCTTTCGTCGTATAAGGGAGAGCAGGATGCCGACATCAGTAACCATCACGCCCGCGCAGTTCCGCGCAGATCTCCCCGAGTTCGACAATGTGACCACCTTCCCCGACAGCCAAATCGTCTTTTGGTCGAAGATCGCTTCGCGCATGGTCAATGAGGAGCGCTTCGGCGGCGATACGGTGATGATCGCCCTGATGCTGGACCTGTTCATCGCACACAACGTCGCGCTTGAGGCGCAGGCCCAACTCGGCGCGACGGGCGGCGGCGTCCCGGGCATCAATCGCGGCATCATCGCCTCGGCCGCAGGCGGCTCGGTGAATGTGAGCTACGACACGGGAGGAGCCAGCGACCCGAGTGCGAGCCACTGGAACCTGACGATCTATGGCACCCGCTTTATCAACTGGATCAAGATGTTCGGCGCCGGACCGGTGCAGGTAGGAACGCCGATCCTTCTCGGCGTTGTGGTGGGCTCTGGCCTCGGCGAGATTTGCGGCCCAGGTTGGGGCTTCTACTCGGGAGGCGCGCACATCGCATGACCGGCCCATTTGTCCATGTGCATCTCACCGTCGACTCGGTTCCTAAGTTGCTGGAGGCACTGCGCGCGCTTGACGGCCGCGAGGTCCTAGTCGGCGTCCCCGAGGAAAAGACAGATCGCCGCGACGGGCCGGCGACGAACGCGCTGATCACGTACATCAACGACAAGGGCAGCCCGGCACGAAACATCCCCGCAATGAATTTCATGGAGGGCGGCATCGAAGACGTGCGGCCGCGCCTCGAAGCTGGTCTCGCCATCGGCGCAAACTCGGCGCTCGAGGGCGACAAGGCGGCGGTCGATCGCACGTTCAATCAGGTCGGGCTCGTGGCCGTTTCCGGAATCCGGAATCGCATCGACAAGGGCAGTTACCCTCGGCTCAAGCCCGCCACCATCCGCGCGCGTGTGCGGCGCGGCCGTACCGGGACCAAGCGGTTTCAGGATACGGGCCAGGCGCGCGATTCCATCACGTACGTCATTCGCCCGAGGAGTCGCTAGATGCCCGCCCTTGATCCGGCAACCGACGTAATTTCAGACCCGAACCTCTTTGACTTCTTCGAAGTGCGGCGCCGCACGGTCGTCATGGAGGCGGGCCGCGCGAAGCACGTCGATGAGAAGGTGCCGCGGCAAAGCGGCGTGGTTGT